GAAGCTGTGCCAGATGTTGTAACAACTCCTGGTGTTCCAATTGTAGCTACATCTATTGTAAAGTTATTAGAATCTATAATATTTTGAATCTCAAATTCTTGAGCCATATTAGTGTTAGTAATATTTATAACACTTACTCCAGTAACTCCTGAAAATGTAACAAAGTCTCCAGCAATTGCGCCATTAGATGTTGCAAGAACGTTTACAATGGTTGTTGCTGATGTGAATGTAAATACTGCTGGAATAGTAGTTGATAAAGGTGTGATGTCATAAAAGTTGTTATCGTAATAGGTATATAGTTTTCTATCTGTACCGATGATCGCTAATGAGTCACCAGCTAAATCTGTATATGTGTGTATGTCTCTTGCTACACCAATTAAATTAGTACCAACGGCAGGTTCCCAACCACCTATTTTTTCAGGAACACCGTACCTAAAACGCACGTTATCACAATCAACCCAACCACCTTCTGCGCCGTATTGAGTATTTTGTTTATCAATTCCTGGTCTAAATTGTAGTTTATTTATTGGCATAAGCTATTCTTATACCACCAGATTTGTTGATTTACACTACTTTAGTGAATGGTGGTAATCCTAATAGAGGTCTTTTATCATATAAATTTGAATCTGCAAACTGTCCATTTACATGGTTATAATGCAAGAAAACTTGCGCACAGATATTGCCTTGAAACTCGTCTCTCCAATGTTCTAACTCACATCCAGAATATACTAACATATCACCAGGTTCTAGATCTACTCTTATGCCTTTAGGAGCATCTGGTTTCATTATATTCTTATATTCATCAATTACATTATTACTTCCTGTTGTATCTAAATAGATAGCCCAAGGATCACCACCTAAATTTAATGTAGTAGATATCTCACAAGAAGGTCTATCTTTATGTCTTTTTAAAATAGAACCTTTCTCGTACACGCGCGCGTACGAGTACGTAGGTATTAAATTAAGATTAGTTTGTTGTTTCATTATAGGCATTACTTTCATAAGTAATGTTTCCATAACAAAGTCTGCATAATGAGAATATACATTTGGAACCTGTTGATCTTTCCACGTTCCTAGCATCCCGTTTTCCGCTACAATATTATTTGCATATAGATAATTAACAGCATCACGTTTGAGTAGGAAATAGTTAAATATAAAATTAGCAAGTTCGTATGGAATTGCTTTTTTAATTACTTGATACTTATTAATTTGAAATGTCATGTTTGCATTCCTGCCTGTAGAAAATTAAAGGATACTGATATTCTTATATCATCAGATTGATTTGGATCAACACAATGATTTAACCATGATGGAAACATAATTAATCTTCCTGCAATTGGTTTATAATGAACTTCTCTCCATAAATAAGATGGAAGTTGACCTTCTTTTCTTCTTGGATGAGTCATCGCTGCAACTGATTTTGGATCTTCACATTTTAAATGACCACAATTTTCAGGAGTTTTAATATAATAAACTCCAGACCATAATGAATTAGGATGCATGTGTGGTCTATTAAAACCACCTTTGTAATTAATATTTGCCCACATATTACCAAGGAATGGTTCGTTATCTAATAACTCTTCTTTGTAAATATGAAATTGTGCTTTAAATAATAAATCAACAAGATCTATATATTCTGGAAGTTTATGCATATTGGTTTCACTATGCCATCCATTCATATTAGTTTTTTGTAGACCTTTATCTTTTCTAGACCATTCAATAATATGATGTTCTAAATGTTTATTTAATTGTGGTGTTCCAACATCAGCAACATAGATTGGAGTTGCAAAGAATAATTCTCTATTCATCATTTAAATGGTGTACCGCCAAACCACATAACAAGTGATTTTCTTGTACCTTTAGTTATTGGTATAACTCTGTGTCTAATATAACTTGCAAAGAATATTGCTTGACCTTGTTTAGGTCTTGCAATCTTTCCATCTGACATAAGTTCTAATCCACCACCTTCAAATTCAGATTCATGTGATAATAAACAAGTCATAGATATTTTACGAACCGGTGGTTCATTTGTACAATTAACATCTGAATCTATATGCCAATCATAAAATCCACCTGATGGATATTCTGTGTACTGTGCTGGTTCTGTAATTTGCATACCTTCAAAACCAAAATGATTACCATTAGTTTGAAGCATAATTCTCTCTAATGTTTTATACATTTCAGGTAATTTATTAAATGGTATCCAACTAATATGTGAAGTTCTAACCTTTGTATCTATCACACCTCCTTTACCTCCTCCAACCTGTCCACTTTCCTTTGGTTCAGATTGACCTGCATTTATAATTAATTGACATTGTTCTGGTGTAAATATTGGTGAAGTTGTTTCTACAATTAAACTCTTCCAACGTGGTTCTGTTATTATCATTGTGCTCCTCTGTTAGCTATTGGATCATAAAGAACATCGCAATTTGCAGCAAGTGTTCTTCTTGTTTCATGTGTTCCATTAAATGGATAAACACAATGTCTCATATCATATGGAAAAATATAAAAATCTCGTAGTTCCATTGGTGGTTGATAATCTACTTTTGCAAACTGACCATTAGTTGCACCTAATATTTGTAGCTTTCCATTTTGTGGAGCTTGTTCTGCAGAATATTCTACTCCATATGTATTTGGTAATTTTAAAATCATAACTGAAGACAGTCCAGTGAACAAATTTCCCTGATGTACGTGCACAGGATTAAATTCGTGGGCTTTCATTTCATTAACCCAGATTGAATTTAAATGAGTTTGATATTTTCTAATATGATTAAATTCTAAATAATGTTTAAACATTTCCATGAACCATTGTTTAACATTAAGTGATAAATGATCATGTCTTTTCATTTTAGATTCATCGTCTCCATTGTAAAATAAAGAATGTTCATTTTTTATTTTACCAACTAATTGTTTATTAGCAGGAAATAATTGATTAAATTTTTGTTCATACGTTTGATTGATTGCATGAAATATGTCTAACGGCGTTTCGTAACGCATGACACACTGACCTAAAAATGTGAAATTAAATTTCATAATCCCATTTCTTTTCTAATCTTTGTTGCAGATATTTCTTGTATTTCTTTTGGTAATACAATCTCTTCTATTTTGTAACCAACATCTCTACCATAACAAATATTTGTAATATTAGGTACTTTGATAACATCAAATTGACCTGCATAGTCTTTAAGTTTTTCTTCAATTCTTTTCTTTATATCTTCAAATTCAAATGGATTATTATTTGTTTGTGGCATAGTTCTAACCATTATACAAACTTGTCCAGTCTTCTTTAATATCTCTTTAAATAAAGCTAAATGTCCATCGTGGAATGGTTGCCATCTCCCTAACATTTGTGCTGTTGGTTTAGAGTAGTCTATCATGTATCTCCTTTATTATGTTATCGTAGTTAAAATCTTTTATCTCAAAGTCTACTTTTTTAGGTTTTTCAAATACTTTATTCGTATCTTCAAATCTTCCTTTATCAATTGTGTTCATCCAAATCTTCATATCATAGAAAGATCTATAAGATTCAAATGGACAAACAAAGTCTACAACAACATGATTAACTGCAAGATCACACATAGTCATCATACGATTCGCTTGTCGTCTACGACCATTCTCTGTAAAATCCCAATCTTCAAATAGCTTTCTAATATCATCAGCATTAAAGTGAGGTATCTTTTTACCTTCTATTAATTTTTTAGCAAATGTAGTTTTGCCTGATCCTGGTAATCCAAATATTAATATCTTCATTAAAATTTTATATGTCCATACGCATCAACAATGCTTTTCGGCAATTGTGATCTGTAAGGATTTTCTTCCTTTCTAATCTCTTCTCTAATAGTATGCATTTTATTTCCAACAACTTTATCGTCATAACCCATACCATTTATTTTAAATTGATTCAAGGATTTATAGTTGTGATTAAATCTAGGTATTTTTAAAAAGTCATATATTTTGTTTATCTCAATTTCTGGTTGATTTACTAAATCATCATATTTTAAATAATGACATAGATCAGGATAATTATAAGAATTCTTTATAGCTTCTAGATCCTTTGCAATCGCACCATCTTTATTCATGAGCATCCAAAGTTTTTCCTCAATTGTTTGTTTACCATATTTATGAACAAAGCTTGTTGGTTCTTTTTCAAACCATTTAATATAAGATGCAAGAACATCTAAAACATCTCTTAAAATAATAATGCATTTAAAAGGTCGTCTAAAATGCTTCTGCATTAACATAAAATTACCAGGTGTCATTACAGGACCACGATCAATAATATAACGCTGCGGCCAGTCTTTATAATAAGTATCAAATACAATATCTAATACGTTATCTAATGATTTATGATCTGGGTAGTTTTGAAATACATCTGTTTCTTTTAGTAAAAACAAATCTTTCATTATCTCTAATGTAATAGAATTAGGTGTTACAGCGATGTCTGGGTTTTGATTCATCAACGAACCAAATAGAGTATTACCGGATCTTGGTAATGCTACTAAAAAGAATAATTCTTTACTTGGATTGTTGTCCGAATGTAGGTTGTCCAATTGCTTTCTTCTCATCATGTTTAAGTAATCCTAATTCTTTCTTAACTCTTTCAATAGTTTGCAATTGTCCAAGAACATTGAATACTTCTGGTTGAGAAGATCCAGGTGTTAATGTTTCTGCCTTATTCTTCATAATTTGGTGATATGATTCTAATTGATGAGTATTAACATTTTTAGTATCAAATGATCCATCATCAAATTCTTTCTTCAAATTAGACCACATATTAATTTCTCGCATACGATCTCTCGCAACTAATTCCATATTTGCTTGTGCATAGATCTTTTCATCTAAATCTATTTTATAACATTCTAGTTTATATTCATCTGTTTCAGTTTCTAATTTCTTTTCTAACCATTTAATCTTTGCATCATTACGTCTGTAA